TACCAGTTAAATAAACATCCTGAGCCCCGTAAGCTACTAATTGAAGAAGACCACCACCCATTTACGCTATATTCTTTATACTATTAGAGGAGAAAAAAATATGAATTAAATGTATGTATGTATTAATACCTATATTAATATAGGTATTATTTATTATATAAAAATTAATATTAATTATTCTATTATAGCGATGTTCAAAGAAAAATCATCAAAAAAAAAATATATTTCCGACAATAATGAGGTTTTTACGTTAGATGCGATGCACAACAATATTATAAAGAAGTTTGAACTTACGAACAAAGACAAAGAGGGCTACAAGATATTATTACAGGATATGGAAGTCCAGTCAAACCTCATTATGGAAAATATAGAAGCCCATAAGCATATTAACATCCACGACAAGGAATACGTGAATACTCTATGGACGAGTAATATTCTTATACGAGAGAAAATTATTGAACTTAAAAACAATATCAAAGAGTTGGAATCCTATAACGAAGTTGAATATTATAAAAATACCAGTTATATCCTATTTCAATACTACGATACTGTGGAGAAGCAGTCTGATATAAGCAACCCGCACACGTCTATATCGAATGGCGTTTGTATTTCGTCGAGCGAGTTGCTTAGCAGACAACCGAAGATTTACAAGAATGATTCGAAGAAGAAGAGAAGTTCGGTGTCAGCGACTACAATAAATGTTTTGGATGCTCTTAATAATTTAAATACAGAAAATAATTTAAAGAAACCCTTCGATGCGTCGAACTCGGCTACCGTAACGGCGACTCCTAACGTAATCGATAAAAGTTCCCTCGTAGATAAATACATGTCTATCATAAATAAAAAGTATGTTCGCAACGTCGAAGAGGAGGACATTGAGATTTGTAAGAATTGTAAGAACCCGATGACGTGCTTACAGCACGACGCAATCATCATCTGTAATCTTTGCGGATATCAAGAGTTGCTACTTGTGGAGCAGAACCGCCCTATATTAAAGCAGAATACAAAGGATACGTCGCATTTTAGTTATAAGCGAATCAATCATTTTCGGGAGTGGTGTAATCAGGTTCAGGGGAAGGAAAGCACAGATATTCCTGACGAAATATTTGAGAAGATTTTAACAGAAATAAAAAAAGAGAAGATTGTGGATACGAAAACGATAACCTATAACAAGATGAGGGATATTCTCAAACGTCTGCGGATTAATAAATATTACGAGCATATTAATTATATTATCAATCGAATCAATGGGATACCGACTCCGCAGTTTAGCCAAGAACTCGAAGACAAACTCTGTAATATGTTTCGAAACATTCAAGCCCCGTTTTTAAAACATTGTCCGAAAGACAGGAAGAATTTCTTGTCGTATAGTTATGTTTTGTATAAGTTTTTTCAAATATTAGGACTCAACGAATATCTCAAATATTTCCCACTATTAAAAAGCAGAGAGAAACTATACGTCCAAGACCAAATATGGAAAAAAATATGTTTAGAACTGAATTACGAAATCATACCGTCGCTCTAATCTAATTTAATCTAAACTAAACGCCGTTCGGGAAACCCACCATACGGAAACCAGCACCTAAACCGACGCCTTGTCTCGCACCCGCCGAAACTGCGGGGGATAGCAAGTCAAGGACGGAGAAGGTACAAGCGGCGGTTAAAGCCAACATAAAGATTTCGCTCATATCCAATTTATTATTCGGTAATATGAGAGCGACAAAGGCGACGATAAGACCTTCGAAGGCGTATTTAAGAAGTCGTATAACGACATCCCAAAAATCAACAGTGTATTCCATTTCGATTATTCTATTACTACGAGATAAAATATTTTCACGAAATATATATAAGATTTATAATCTATATTAGTATTAGAAAAAAGATATAAAATGTCCGTAGAAGAAAGCACTAATGTTGTAAGCGTAAAGGAGGTCGATTACCTCGACGAGGATAAGCCGATTCGTGGGCAGAACTTTGTACTGTTGTCTTTTTTGAGTCCCGAGGATGTCCTTGTGAATAAGGAGGCGTATATGTTTAGTCAATTCATTGCGAAGTTTAGCAAGGATATGACTACGCTACTCGATGGCATCTCGGAGAAATATAGCGACTCAAAGGACTTTGTGGATTCTGTGAAGGAGAACAATGCGTTCATCTTCGATGCGAAGGATATGAGCGAACAATATGGGTTTTACAAGTCGATTAATAATCAGGAGTTGGAGTCGTCGTATCATCGTGATAACAACTTTACGACGTCGATTCGTGGTATCAAGGTGCGAGGCGTTTTCGATACGATTGAGGAGGCTAAGAATCGCAGTGAGTTTATCAAGAAGATTGATAACAAGTTCAACATCTATATCGCTCAGATGGGTTGCTGGTGTCCTTGGTCGCCGAATCCAGATTGCTTGGAGAATCAAGAATATGCCGAAACACAACTGAATACCCTAATGAAAGAATACAAGAAGAATATGAGTGATAAGGACGTTATCTTTGAGAATCGCAAGGCATCGCTATTCCCTACCCAGAATGAGGTTGTTGTTGCGGAGGCTGCGGAGTCCGTATCTGAGGTTGTCGGCACTGATGCGACAGGTGCGGACGCAGCGGAGAATCCGATTGAAATGTCAGAACTCAAAAGCAGTATCGAACAGGTCGATGCGTGGAGTTCTCAGAAACTTGGGGTTCAATAAACATTAATTTTTTCTTATTTCTTTATATTAAGAAATGAAAGCAATCGCAATATTTTTATTATTTATAGGGTCTATAATGATTATACAAGGCTACTATACGAATAAATCTGTATGTAAAAAAGATAAAGTGATTGTTAAATATATACCACGAAGTATTTATGAGGAGCAGTTAAAACCCGCAGAAAGTCTCCAAACATTCTATAAAGGTATGTTTGAAGATATTTTATTACGTTAGTTTTTATTTTTATCCCTAATATTAGTAAATGGATATATTAAAAGATATTGAAAAAAACATTCTAAATATCAATATGTATGATAAGACTGCTGAACCTGCGAAGTTAAGTAAAATTAAGAAACTCGTCGGTGATTATTTCAAATACAAAGAGGACGAGCGTAATGCCGTTTCACAAAAAATAATGAAATACGACGAGCAGTTTAAGAATGTTAGAGAGCGTAATAATGTCGAATACGATTTATTTTTAGTAAAGAAAGAAGAACTATATGCTATATTTAAAAAAACCAAAGCATTATCGTCGTTATATGATTATTTAAATTATAAATATACGAATAGCCACCAAGATACCCCTGATATATATACATACGAATACTTCAATTTCAATGAACGTGTCGCAGTTCCCAAGAAGCCGAATGCGGACGCTGACGAAGTCCCTAATAAGAAGCCGAAAGTTCCGAAAGTTCCGAAAGTTCCGAAAGTTCCGAAAGTTCCGAAAGTTCCGAAAGTTCCGAAAGTTCCGAAAGTTCCGAAAGAACCGAAAGTTCCGAAAGTTCCGAAAGCGAAAGCCCCTAAGGTTCTTAAAGATTGTCCCGAAGGACAGGTAAGAAATCCCAAAACGAATCGATGTATAAAGGATGTAAATTATAAAAAAAATAAGGTAGTATAGAAGTAATAGAAGGAATTGAAGTGTAGAGAATGGCTAAAACTGTCGAGCGAACCTTTCGAATCAATTGGTTTAGTTTCGTGTTCGCCTTTCTATTAGGCATTATATACGTGTATATATCTTCCCCACCAATCCGAAATATCATAAAATACCCGACGCCTTATAATGCGAATAAAATCGTATATAAGAATCACGATAACCAATGCTATAAATATAACGCAGAGGAAGTTAAATGCACCGACACATCCTTAACACAGCCTATTATATAAGGAAATGGAATCGGGATGCTTCGTTTATTTTTTTAAGTTTTTATAGATTAGAATGAATAAAAGAGAGCCGTCGGGATTAAGGGTTTCTATCGACCGAATGTTTTATGACGAGACAGGGCAAATCATCGTTAGTGCGTTGTTCGGTCTCTCGTTGGCACTGCTGTTCCGACGTATCTGTAAGGACAACTGCGTTATCTACTCTGCCCCAGATATAAAGGATATTGAAGGGAATGTTTTTAAACTCGAAGACACGTGCTATAAATATACGTCGTATCCTGTGAAATGTAGTTCGACAATCGAAAACCCCTTAGAGCCGTATGATATTAATAAAACGCCCGATAATCTACTAAGTGTTCCTGGGTTCTTTGAGAGGATGTTCCTTGCGTAATATAATTTAGATTGAAAATATTATATATCAATAGATAGAATTATTAGAATGTCAACGCCGATAAGCACATTACCGCTAAAAACGCAACCATCAAACACCGCAGAAGCGAATGACATTAACGACCCAGTAGTTCAAGACGTCCTTAACGAGTTCCAAGACGAACTAATGATGTCTAAGAAATCGGCGATGCCTCAGCATCCGCAAATGCCACCGATGCCTCCACAACAGTCCTATCCACCACAGCAGCATTCGCAGCAATACCCTCAGCAAATGTATCCTCACCCGCCGATATATCCTCCTACACCGAATGGCAAGTATGACAGTATATCGGCTTATGTAGATACAGAAGTCGCAAAAAAGAGTTTAATATTGGTTATATTAGCGGTAATCATCTACCACTCGGGGATTATTAACACAGTATATGAGAAGATGCCCGATAATTTACAAGACCATTTAACGAACTTCGACATCTATATAAAGTCCATATCGCTATTCTCTATCATCTACGTATTGTCGTTTTTCGAATATATATAAGGCGGTGTCGCCGCTTACACGCCGACCCGACGATATTCACTGTTGAGATTCGCTATATAAGGGTTCGTCCTTAATGCCGTTGTAGCGGACGCAGCGGAGCCGATTATATTAAAACTTTTAAGAATGAAAAACACACATATAAAAAACGTGGCGAAGATGACAAATATAGTGATACCAAATAGAAGCGTGTAAGATAAGGCATCATAATTGTTTTTATTTATGACTACGATGGCGACGATAACAATCGCATAAAATAGCACGAAGAGCGATAATACGGATATAAACATATACTGGTTTTTATCCGAACTATAATACGCCCATAATAACGTTCCGCCTACCACAAGCGTAAGCATCGAATACCCCAATAACGTAAATATTTTTTCTACAATTTGGTCGTTTTCCGTATTTGATACAAATCCTTCATACATCTCTTATTTCTATTTCTATTTCTTAATAATAATCTATATTTTTAATTTCCTATTATATCAAAGGATAGAGAGCCTAAATACTGGTTCGTGGTGTCATATCCTCGTATATGTAGGTTCTTCGTGTCTAATCCTTGCGAACCGTATATATTCTCGGTGTGTAGTTCCCTATTATATTCAATCGGGTTCACAATATTCGTTTGTGCGTCCAATAGGTTCTCTTCGGTTATATAAGGAACGCTACCATCCGCAGAAGCAACAGACGCAGTAGCAACAGCAATCCTTGTCTTTTCTTCGAGCCGTGCCATATTCATCTCGCATTTCGAGTCGCTCGACGAACACGCTTTGCCGTCAGACGAAGAATGCGAATGATGTGGCGTTCCGCTTACATCTGTTTCCTTACTTTCTTTATTTTTGAGTTCGCTCGTATATATTCTAAAATATAGCGACAATACACAGATAGACAATATGAACCCGAGGATATTATCGACGAGTAATAGGATTAGCATACACGCTACTGCCAAATAAAATTGAATCATCGGGTCTTTCAATAGTTTCTTTAAAGGGACTTCTTTGATAATCAAAATCGATACTAATAATATTATCGCCAACCCTCGAAATGAATTAATTATCATCCTTATCTATTATTATAATTCATATAAAAAAATGATAGTTAATCTGATAAAACGAACTGCCTAACGCTTTTGATGTATTCGATATTATCCAAAAACGGCTATGGTATTTTAAAGTCCGCATTGTCCGAGAAGGATATCGAGCATATAAGGAAGGATTTGACAATGACGCCCAAGGTTAATTTCGATGCGGGTGGCAAGGGTAATGCGTCGTCGCCCGAAGATTTGACGTTTCAGTTGTATAGCGAGAATGATAAGCGAATCTATATTCCCAGATATTACGGGTTGCAAGAGTATGGCTTACCGACGCTATGTAAATTGACGAGCGGTGCGGATATTCATATTAATTTTATCGGCTCTCTACGAGACGCACAGCAAGAACCGATTGGCAACTTTTTAAAAGCCGCTAACGACCCACTAAAAATGGGTGGTATTATATCGGTTCCGTGCGGTTTCGGCAAAACGATAATGAGCCTATATATCGCTTGTACCTTAAAGAAGAAGACGATATTTATAAGTCATAAGGATTTCCTGAACCAGCAATTTTTAGATACCATAGCACAGTTTGCCCCTGACGCAAAGGTAGGAATCATTAAACAGAAGAAGGTTGATGTCGTCGGCAAAGACTTTATCATCGCCTCTCTACAATCACTGGCGATGCGAGATTATGACGATGCCATATTTGATGATATCGGGTTTGTAATCATAGACGAAGTTCATCATACAGGCGCACAAGTTTTCTGTAAAGCATTTCGAAAACTAAACAATCCTATCATTCTCGGGTTGTCGGCGACGCTGAACCGCAAGGACGGTATGCGGAAGGTATTTGAGAATTACATTGGGAAATCGGTATATACCCTGAAAAACAAGGAGTTTTGCGACGTGAATGTACAGGTTCATAAATACTTTGAGACGCACATCGATTATTCGACGGTGAAACTGATGTGGAATGGCAAAGAGAACGGGGCGGGAATGATTAACAACGTTTGCACGTTTAAACCACGAACCGAGTTTATCATCTCGCTATTAAAAGATATTTTGAGTAAAGAACCTGATAGACGTGTGCTTATATTGAGCGAACGCCGAAATCAATTGAAAGACATTGAGAGTTATATTATAGAACATAAGATTGCGAATGGCAGCGGTAGCGACGGTAGCGGTGGCTATGGATTTTATGTGGGCGGTATGAAACAAGCAGACCTCGCAATATCCTCGGAGAAACAAATCATCCTCGCAACGTATCAACTCGCATCCGAGGGGTTTAATGTCCCTTCCTTAAATACGATTATATTCGCAAGTCCAATCTCGGATATCCAGCAATCTATCGGGCGTATTCTTCGAGAAGTTCCAGAGAAGCGAAAATATACCCCGTTATGTATCGATATACTCGATGACTTTTCGATATTTAAGCGAAAAGGAGCGGCACGTTTAAAGTTTTATACGAACAATAAATATAAGGTATCGTTTTATATGGATAATGTTCGAATCGAAGACGACCTATGCGACACGTGCGACCCGTGTGCGAATGATAATGACGCAGACGCAGACGCAGACGGCACTAAGAAAAAGCCGATGTTTATCGAAGATACCGAGGATGATTAAGTATAGCGTATTATTATATTAGTATTATAGTAAAAGAATTAGAAAGATGAAGAACGACGGCTATTATATTCTGTTTTTTATATTTATAGGATTGTTAATCATCATATTTTATAATCGGTCTTCGCAGTCTTCTCATTTACAGCCTGTGCGGGTGCCGACACAATCGATTCATCAGTATCACACACAGCAAGACCAGCAGATGAATAAAAAAACAGATAACACAGAAACAAAGGACTATACATATAACATCGAAAATATAAATATTCACAAGGACAATCTTAATCTTGGCAATAACGAGAATAAACTCGGGCTTGGAACTGCGAATGCCAAGTATGAGCCAGAGTTAGAAGAGGTATATAGCACAACACTAAGAGGAGACGAATACGATACTGAATCATCCGATGAACTTTTTAATTATTCTATAAAACCTAATAAATCGGACTTGCCGATTGTAAATCCTCCATTACAATTACTTATGAGCAACGCACCTCTACGATTATCTGAGCGACACCTTGCGTAAAAACTAAAAAACTAATTACTAAAAACTAATTACTAAATACTAATTACTACACTTCGTTCTACTTCTTACGAATCCCGAGCGAGAATCTCCGCTTTAATCACAGGAGCGACACGATTAGACTTTGCGAATGTGTCAAAACTTCTCAGAAACGCTTCTACCGTTTCGACCGTATTCACATCATACGAGTATGTGAATGGGTTCATATTGTAATATATATTATAATCTTTCGAAACTCTTAGATTTTTCCAGACGCAATCGCAATTGATACCCCAGTGCCTTATTTGCCTTTCTTCGTCCTCGTCTGTATCGCTATCCGTATCGTAGGTTTGTATGAGATGCTTTGTTTCTACACCGACTGTATCGTAGTAGATGCTTTTGCGGGTATTCAACATCTTCACGGACAAATCGTAATACATTTTAAGATTCTCGTTTTTCTTCATAACCTCAAAGGGCATCACAATCTCATCGTCCATCTTGCGTCTATGCGTATAGTCATTTATCATTTCAATATATATGTTCGAACCATTCTTGATAAACAATATATAGTAGGGGTTTCGGTTGTGATGATATTTATATGCCGAAAACTCCAAATCCCCGATGGGATGTTCGACGAAACGAGCGGATTCTTCGACGACGTTCGCAATCACAGCAATGGCATCGGTCATTTTTGAAAGGTCTGAAAGGTCTCTTTGTTTGAAAGGTCTGAAAGGTCTGAAAGGTTTGAAAGGTCTCTTTGTTTGAAAGGACAGGGGCAACAGAGTAATGGTGCGTGATTATATTAATTAACACGCTCAATCATTTTTTATTATTCAAAGAGCAGTTTATGACATATTTATCCTTATATAAAAAACAAATAACACATAAAGATACAATATACTCCCTTGCGGTCCTTACGATGCCTTACGGTCATAATTGGCGACAATGGCTGATTCTATCAAACGAGGGACGCCACCATCATATTTTACAAACGCATTAATCTTCTTCATAAAATCACTTATTTTTTCCTCCGTATCCGATATATAATTGTAATTGAATGGGTTGATTTTGAAATAGCAGTTCGGGTTAAACGAGTCCGACGAGTCGGACTGCGAAACTCTCATATTCTTCCATACAGTATCACAACTGATACACCAATGCCTATATGTTTTCTGATATTCGTCGTATTCGCTTTCGTCGCAAGTCGGCACCATATCCCTTGTTTCAATTCCTTTGGTATCGTAATAGACGTTGTTCTCCGTATTCACTAACATAACCGACATATCGTAAAACTTTTTTAGATTTGGGTTCTGTTTCATAACATCGAAAGGCATTACGACCTCCATTGTGATGCCTTTTATACACGTATGCGAGTCAATCCTTTCGATATATATATTGGCTTTGCCTCCCGTCCCTTCATTGTCCTTGACAAACAAGATAATGAAAGGCACTCGGTTATGATGGAAATGATAGGCTGAAAACTCCAACGTCTTGTCGTTATACGGGATGAACTCGGAGACGGTGGTGGAGTTGAAATAGTTGGAGACGGAGATATCGGAAATGTTGAAATATTCTGACATTTCGGAATACGGTACGTGATTATATTTTAAAAATTACTTGTCAGTTTTTAAGAGATAATAGGAAATATTTATTCGAAAACATAAAAATATATACATATACATTCCATATACCCAGCCTTAACTACATCTATATCTACAAGTTATTCACGAGGGCTGTGTAAGTTGCGGTTGCCGTCGGCTCATCGCCAAACTTAGCATCGTAGTTTGCGTTAAACTCTGCGATTTCGGCTGCGGACGCAACATTCAACACGTATAACTCTTTCAACGCTTTACTGTTAAACGAGTTATACGTGTTGCCTTTCTTCGCCTCCATATAATTTACACCCTCAATAATATAAATAGTATCGATAAAGAGATAATCCGACTCTGATTGGCACTTCTCAGGGTCTTCACTGCCGTAATATTTCGGGTCAAGGTTTGGCTTTCCGATTGCTACACGAGACATCTCATAATACGCCTTTACACTCGTGTTTTTCACGAGGTCGTCGAAAGGCATCATAATCGATAGCCCTTTATGTCCGCCTTTCCCATTGCTTGACAACTCGATATATACCTTGCTACTACCGCAGCCGTCTATCTTGACGAATACAAGTTGCTTGTAATAGGATAGCGTGTCGTTAATGTTTTTCTTGGCGATGTATTGAACTGCGGAGAACTCCATTGTATCACTTGTTATATAAGGAAATGGAATTGGATGAATCAATTTTTATATATTTTATATTAGTAAAATAAAATAGAGAATGTCAAGTGCGAAAAAAGAAAAAGTAGCAGATTTAGAGAAAATATTACAAGAATCCATATCGTCATCGTCATCGTCAGACAAGTTAGGCTTTAAAGGAAATATGAAACGTGATTTAGAAGCCATTTGTAGAGATAAAGCACTCTTTACTACGTTATATCAGACGTATAAATCCACGGAGGAACAAGATAATTTGAAGAAGGTTTGTAAAAAAATTGTCGAGAGAAAGCCATCAACGCTACTGAGAAATATACAATCCATTAAAGATATAGAAGGATTAATCGTAAAAACATATCAAGATTCGCTGGTATATAGATTGGCAGATGGGATTCCGATAGATATACTCTTATATAAGGAAATATGTAATAATCCGAACGCAATCGATTTATTAACGGAAAGAATTGCTTATGAAAACAGTTTAGGACTGGAAGAATATAATAAGTTATCGAATAAAGTAGATTGGTGGTATGTGTCGCTGAATCCGAACGCTATCGAGTTATTACGAGCGAATCCGGGCAAGATTAATTGGGGGGCTTTGTCGATGAATCCGAAAGCCATCGAGTTATTGACGGAAAGAGTTGCGTATGAAAACGCATTAGAACAGTATGAATATAATAAGTTATCGAATAAAGTAGATTGGCTATTTTTATGTTCGAACTCTGGGGCGGTCGAGTTATTACGAGCGAATCCGAACAATATAAATTGGTGGTTTTTATCTAATAACTCTGGTGCTACCGACTTATTAGAAGCAAATCCAGACAAGATACATTACCCCAATTTATTTGCGAACGCAGGAGCGATTAAATTAATAATAAAAAGAGAGAATATAAATAATATAAATTGGGCTGGTTTATCATCAAATACAAATACAAAAGCGATTGGCTTATTTGAAGATAACCTTGACAAGATACATTGGGGTAATTTATCCCAAAATACAAATAAAAGGGCAATAATGTTGTTAGAGTTAAGATATAAAATATTTAGCGGTAAATATACGCCAATCGCATATAAAACCAGAAAATCCTTTTTATCGAAAGCGATTCAATTTTTACAAGAGAAAAAGATTAAAGAACCTACGTCGAGCGAGTGGTCGCTCAACTGGACGCATTTATCAGCGAATCCAGAAGCGATGAAAATACTGGACGCCGAATATGAAAGAGATAGCGAGAATAATAACATTGTATTGGATGCGTTATGTAAAAATCCCAAAGCGATGAGTATAATAGTAAAAGAAATAAAAGCGGGACGTATTAAAAAAGAAGGGCAATTGCGAACATTGGCGACGAACCCGTCTATCTTTACTCTTACTCTATAATAAATAAAATAAGGGATTATAATTCGTATGACGCAGTCGCAGCGAAGCATTGTTTATGCGTTATCCATCCCGGGCGTATTGAAGACGGCGGTATGTAATCGATTGTATAGGTAGTTTTCCTTTTGTTTGAATGTTTTTAGATTATCAGGGAATCCGTAAAAGTCGATTGAATTGAAGCACGTTCGGGCTTGTGGGAATCTATCTTTCGCAATAGGCACATCATTTGAATTGTTGCCAATATGATAGGATATTTTATAGTCTATCGTTTCTGTATAGTTAGGCAACGCAGTCCAGAAGCGAAATAGTTTTCGAATAAAATCAGAATGGTCGCCCTTCCGACGTCCCGTAATTATTTTATATAAGATTCGTCTTAACTCCTTAATATGAAATCTTTTTTCTTTCGCCTGTAAAGAGTTTTGTCCTCTTATTTCTACTATTATTTTCCGTGCGAACTCTTGTAGAACCTTTTTATCTAAGCGAACGTCGTTTGACATGATACGGCTCAGTTGTGCGACGCTAACCTTGTTATTGGAGAGTAATCCTCGTATATTATAATCAAACCCAGCGAACAAACTGGCGTATCGCATATTCATACTTTTCGCCGAAAGAGGGTCATCTTTGTTTAAAAAGTTTTTCGTGATAACGTGTTTTGCTAACTGTTGAAGGAACTTGATACAATTATCTTTCGATACGGCGTATCCTTCGGGGTTTTCTTGCGTTATCGACCGTTTGCTAATCACATAATGATAGTTAAAGGTAAGTTCGGCATACTCCAAGCCGTCTATATGGTTATTGTGAATCATATTGAGATATATATTAGTGTTGTCAAATTCGCATAGGTAAATATAGAGTAGTTCGTATAAGGTGATGTCTTTTGGTTGTTTTAATAGCCCCGCAAGTATGTAGCCTGATAACTGCTGTGGTAGCCCAATGTCTTCATTCACAACCGCTGAGGATAGCACCTTCCCGATGATTTCATATATCTGCTCGTCAGTAATGAATTCCTCCATCTCGCCATCCAGTTTTTCATACGCAGTAATAACCTTTCTAAAATTGTCGTCGAGTTCGTATGCAGGGTTGATATAGTATTTGCCTTCTTTATTATCACGTGGTTTTATAAAGGGGCGTGTAAGATGTTTGTCGTCGCAAAAGAGTTCTTCGAAAAACTTTGTAAAAAACTCCCGTGCTGGTCCGCCTCCATCAACTGCATTTGAGGCAGTAATGTTAAAATTATCATCGACATTTAATATCGACACATATATCCACGAATAATTATTCGAAAATATTCCTTTTACTGGGTTATCGTGTTGCTTTCTTATGCTGTAAAAGTAGAGAACGGCGGATGCGATTGCGGAATCCTTATAGAAGTCAAAATGTTCTCTCCTAATATATTCATTATCATAATCAAACTTTATAAATCGCTCTTTCAGAGACGCTTTAATCACGTCAAGGGATACAATCGGAGGGCTATGATGTTGATTACATATCCTCTTCATTTTATCTTTAAAATATTTATAACCGTCATAGATATTCATAATCGCTTTACAAACGTCGTTATAATTGTCGCCCTCGCCCTCACCGTCTAATGTGATGGCAGGACGATATCTCGAAACCTTTTCATATCCATATATCATTCGCTTCTTCTCTAAAAACGCATTCTTAAACTTGATTCCATACGAGGATATATCCGACGGACGCATATTCGAATCAAATAGCAACGCCTTCTCAAATATCGTATTGTATTCTTCGCTGTCTCTCACGATTCCTTTGCCTGTTTTAGGGTTTATACTGGGCTGTCGCACCCATCGCAAACAATCCCCTATGCCATAGTAGTCTGGTATAGTCTTCAATACCTTCCGTTTAAACTGAATACCCGCTGGACTAATATCATACGGCTCGGCATTCGTATTAAATACCAATGTTTGTTCGAATATTATATTGTATTCCTTGGAATCTTTTATGATTGGTTTCATTGACCTCGGGTTTCGGTAGGGTTCGTATATCCAATTCGTGCATTCATCAATCGAATAGATAATACCTGTATAATCCGTTCTTTTTTTGATGACAATCGACTTATTTATAATTTCGCTACGAACGCTCTCCGCACCCTCCTTTACAATCATATAGTAATAGGGTTTTAAGTTCATATCTTCAACTTTTATATACGTATTCTTCGCAATCTCCGTAGGGATATCAAGCGACCGCAAATCATCCTTGCTAAGAAAAACATAAAAAGGCAGTTGCCCGTTCGTTCCCATAAAGTCCTCAATGATAGCCATTCTCAATTTTTCATTGATTAGTTCGATGCCTTTTTCTGGTTTCTTCGTGCCGACAATCTTCCATTTCATTTCAAATTGCGAAGGCGTTCGAATAGACTTTTCTCTGTTTTTCTTTACGGCATCATTGACGGACGCAATCACTGCGTCGAAAAAACGATGCCCTAATGTGGTTATCATACGTGGCACTAAGTTCGTGTCATACTGATAACTCAAACATAATAGGCGATTGTAGAGAGGCGAATCAATTTTAATGCGTTCAAATGTTCGTGGATTCATAATAGGTATCATTACCCACTCTTTACATTCTTCAAGTGTAAAATTATTATTAGCGTTATCAGCCTCCACCGATATGCGACGATTTTCTATTTTTATACTCGTGATAACCTTCATCCCTTGTGGCAACGGCTGTTGTTTTACGCGCTGTCTCCCAGATAATATATTGTAATAATCATTGCGATATGTTTCGATGTGCGCGGGTTCTCTCGGGTCAAGATTAACACCCACTATCCTAACCGCATTTCGCTCGTTAATCACGTCATCTACAATATCGAATAAATATAGTCTTATTCGAATATCTAATGGTGGCGTATATGCGTATATATATTCGATTAGGTGCGATGATATATTCAATAACAATTTGGTTTTTTTGAAATATGTTATGTTATTCACATAGGAAGGATACTCAATCGAGGACGACGGGGTGATTGAAGGGTCTAAGAGTTGCGAGTATATATTGCGAACATATATCTTTACCAATTTCTCGATATTATCGAACTCTTTTTTGTATTCCTCTTGCCCCTTTGTATCTTCAATGTATTTCTTAATCGCATCTGTAATCGTCTTTATGTCTTCTGAGGTATAAGATTTTACAATATTATTTATTAATGTTGTCCCGTGTTCCACTTCATCCGACAGAGAAACAAAAAACGTCCGAATACTTGTAAAAAAAGAGTCAGGCTGTGAAGGCTGTGAAGGCAGTCTTTGCGTCCGTCGTTGCGTCTGCCTGAACGGATGATATTCCTTTATTAATCTTTCTTCCTCCTGATTCTCTAACATCATATCCATTAGTTTTCTTTTTTCTCCCTGACTCATACTTTTATCCGATGACGAAGATACGCCGAATGTATTCTTTTTAACCTTCATTTTCGGCAAATCGATAGTTCCTATCTCCTGATGTAAAAAAAAGTCGTCTGTCTTTTTCATTAACGCCAAGCGGTTTTTCACATTTCGAATAATCGCATGTATAGAATTATAAATAACTTTATCCGACGCGTCTATTGGCTTGTCATCTAAAACCGCTGGTGTCGGCAATCCATATTGTAGGGTTGTATATATTAATTCTGTATATGTATTGTCGTCCATCACAATCGCCTCATTTGTTCGTGGATTTACCAAATGATTCTTAGCCCACGCTTTGCATTGCTTCATCGTAAAAGGTGGGTCTGAATATGTAAAGTTGTCGTATGCGTATAGACGCAAGGTGTTGTTTCGCTTGAACTCGTTAATCCGCTCGATTATTTTTTGTCTCAATTCAGAATTATAAAAACACTTACGTTGCACCTTATGTAAGATGTCCTTTGGATTTTTTGGGATTTCGTCATTCAATATAAGCCGTCTGATTTTTTGTATTCTATAAAAAGCGACTGCTTCTTTTTCGAATGGCGAAAAACTCGGGTCTTTTATCCATAATAAACATTCGTCATCTGTTAAATCGAATGGCATTCTTATCTATATAAAGGATTTATTTTGTTCTGTTTTACTTTTTACATTACAAAAAATGATGAAGATTATAGCAAGGCTTAACACAAACGAACAAACAATGAACGGCATCATCAACGCAAGTGGCAACTACGCATATCACAGATTCACAAATGTCGAATTCACTGGTGTTTTCGCTATGAATGCGAATGTGTATGCGAATGGAACTATCGGAGACTATCACCTTTTCATCAAATACGGAGATAAGGTCTATATGGAAGTGAAGGGAGTCGGAGAGGTCGTGCTTTCATTCGCCGAACTTCAAAAAAACGAGCAGTGTAAGCAATGGACGCAGTGGACGCAGTGGAAACAGTATTACGACTTGTCGCTTCTACTCATAAACGATAAGAATGGGGTAGTGAATGACCTCGTATATAACAGCGACAGTAGAGATTACAGGGTGTATGAAGAAAAGAGGGTATGGTGGGCTGATACGGCGTTTATAGATTATAGTATGGAAACGGAAACCAATAAGATAACCCATTTCGCAAAAATATGTTATTACAAAATCAACCCGTATGACTTGGAGAAGATGGAATATACCTCTGAGAAAAATATAGAAATATTTCAACAGATGTATAAGAATACGAGAAGCGAATTCATAGACTGTGAATTGGCATTATACAATGAACTCGCAACCGAATATCGCAATATGCGAAATATAGTATATACGTAAGCGGCGTAAGCGACTAAGAATGTGTATATGTATATTTTTATTTTTTGTTCTGTATAAATATGTTCTGTTTTACTTTTTACATTACAAAAAAATGATTGCCTTCTTTATAATATCGAACAAGAACCAATACAAGCGAACCATCGAACAAGCCAATACAATGAATGGAGTTATCAACAAAAACGGAGGTTTTTATTATCACAATGTAAAAAACGCCGAGTTTAGTGGCGTTTTTGCGGAAGACTATCATTTCTTCATCAAATACGAAGACAAGGTCTATATGGAAGTGAAGGGTGTCGGAGAGGTTGTGATTTCCTTTGACGAACTTCAAAAAAACGAGCAGTGGAAGCACTGTAAGCAGTATTACGACTTGTCGCTTCTTCTCACAAAAGACAAACACAGCGTTGTGTATGATTCTATATATAGTAGCAAAAACACAAATCACTCAATAGCGTATAGTGAGCCGAGGTTCTGGTCGATTCATACATCGTTTATCGATGCCGAAACCAAGGTAATTACCGAGGGATATGCGTGTCATTACAAGATGAATCCATATGACTTGGTAAATATGGGATACACCTCTCAGAAAAATATAGAGTTATTTCAACAGAATTATGCGAAGGCATACGTTTTCTTCGAGGAGTTGGATACTTACAATTCCCTCACTAAGCAAGTGGTGTAAGAAAATGTATGTAATGTAATGTATGTATGTAATGTATGTAATGTATTTTTATATTTTTTATTCGTAAAACCGAGGGACTATCGTATCTCCTTTGTCATTCATTCGAAATCCTTTAAAGTATGTATTCGACGCAAACCAATCTCGCAAGTCCCCAATGTCGTGAATGTAATCTAAGTTATATTCTGGAAACACCGACAAGACGTCCAATATACATAGAATGAAATTATATGTTTCCAAAATATTACTATAAATATCGATATGGCACTTAAACACATAGGTATCCGCAAACTCTATCCTTATTTTGTCTCGTAATAGTTTGACATCCCTGATATTTCTATATCTATCGCTCGTCCCGCTCGTAATCGCTTTGTAATGTTTGAGACTTATGAAAATATGAATGTATTGTTCGAATGTATTCTTTATATAGTTAAAATTATCCGAAGGTATCCTATCTTGTATCGGGTATATCGGAAAGTCGATATATCGAATCTTTGAATACGTTTCGTCGCATCGTATCATCTTTGATTTGTTGAGATGTAAGAAGTCTGTCTCGTTATCAGCGTAATACGTAAAGTATTTGTAATACGGGTCGCCGACATCTCGACGATTACATAAAAATATGCTCCATACCGCTTGGCGTTTGTTAAAATGATTGTATTTGATATACGCTACTAATTTATTGAACTTGTGAAGTGCCTCCTTATTTTCTCGTATCTTGGCAAGTGTTCCTTGATAGACCTTTTTATAGATGATAACGTGTATATCATCGGGCAACTCATAGAGATAATTCTTCTTGAAAAGCGATTCCATTGTCGATATGAAGTCTTTTACTATTCCTTTATCAATTTTCTATATAAAAATAAAACACATAGAATACAATAGATAGAATGTTCCAGACGATTACGAGACTTTATGCGATGCTTTCTGCCGTTCCCACATCAACAGACAAAGGCAGATATATCCATTTCGGTGCTACGACCATCTACTGTGATGAAAATAATGTATGCTCTGTATATTATCCAGACGTTCCCGAACCAGCGATGACTACAATGATTGTATCGTCCGCATAACTTTCTCTTTTGTGGAATCGCTAAGTGCCTCGTAGGTCTTCAAGGTTTTCGCAAAATCCACATTGATTGTATCCAACGCATCTTTTAGACGCTTGAACTTTTGTAATAATTCTTTTTCCTTTTCTAACTTGTAAAACGCATGTTCGATTCGTTCGCAAATGACATATTCGGTATATTCGCTTAGCATACTATTTTCGACGTCGATATCGACGTCATCGATGTAATCACCGAGCGACAAGTCAAAGATTTCCCGAATGTATTCGAGTGTGATTAGAGACGGCATAAAGTTCGTTCGATACGGTTCAGAACCGTATCCTGACGTCTCCATCTCTACAAAGCCGTCCGAACACAGTTCTGAACCGTATCGATTATGTAATAAGGTTTCTATTTTTGCTTTTTCAATCGCCAAATCCTTTACATACTTCGCAAAGACGCATTTATATCGATGCTGATGTATGTCGTAGTTTCGTTTTATCAATATATAGTATGGGAGTTCTTCGCTCATACCTATATAATATCGAGGAGTCCCTGATGTCATCGTACAAGATATACAGTAAATGTATCCACGCATAATCTAATTATTATTATAGTAAACACATAATCTCCTAAGTCATTTTTATTTTTCTTGTAAGCGGCGAACTAAATAAAAATAAATATAATGGTATTATTGATACAATCGAAGAATGTAAAAACATGTTAGAAATGAACGCTCAGATATTAGAAGCATAGAGCGACATAATAGAGAAAGCAACGGAAGCAAATCTCGCTACTTAAAGGAATGCTTAGTATTCTCTTAGCATAGATTATATATGTATGTATTTTTCTTAATATGTCCTATTTTTACATTTATTATCATAAAATTGATTGCGTATGTTAAAATATTATAACAGAGATATACCGATTTGCCAAAGTCAAATCGAGAGTATATATTGCGACACATCGCAAAGCAACAAAGCCGACACACAAGCGAACACAAAGCCAACGACAATGAACGACGCCGCTACCGCCACTCCAACAACTCACGTCCTCGCAAATGCCAAATGCTCTGGTGTGTTTTGGCAGCAACCTTACGAAGCCTATTCTTATCGCTATAACGTTGCTAATTCTACGGTATGGCGTAATGGGATAATGGGCGACTATCATCTCTTTCTACGTAGCGGAAACAAGGTATATGTCGAGGTTAAGAATGTAGGCGATGCGGTGATGTCATTTGCCGAACTTCAAAAAAACAAGTATTTGAAATACTACTATGACATCTCGCTTCTCCTCGCAAATGACAGAGACATCGTCATACAGAACACGGCGTTTAACAAGGCGTATGCCGAGATATACGAAGAAACGAAAAAGAGGACGTGGTCTTTCGAAACCGCATATATCAATTATAATGTAGGACAACAAACGTTAAAGGAAACCTACGAGATAATCCCAAGCGGAAACGTATGCTATTTCAAAATCAACCCCGCAGACGTGGAGAAGATGGAATACACATCACCACAAGAACTGGAACTATTTCATCGTATCTATATGTGTCGAAAAGACGTTAGGTTAGGATATTTTCTAAATAGGGCGGAGATATACAAGAAGATAGCGACAGAGTATCAAATGGCGAAGAAACATATGCTTATCGACAATATGGCAACTCTGAAAGGTATATATAATATGAATGACGATATTCTAACGATGCTCTATAATATTGTTATCAAAGGGGATACATATGAGTATATTACAAGCAAGGAAGAAAGCGATGCCCTGCTATTGGAAGAATATCCCCATACGGATGACGATGACGATATTTTCACGACGATATATAACGAGCGGTTAAGTGGCGTCGATGCTTACACGGCTTTCGCTGCTACTACTGCTACTCCAACTACTTAAAGGAATATATACGAGGGATGTAGATAGGGTATATGGGTATATGTTATGTATTTTTATATTTTTCTTTAAATATCGTAAAATAGTTGTATAGTCTCTATTATTTTATTTGTGCTATTATTTATTGAAGCCCAGTATTTTATCTGTGCTTCGAGTGTGTGTAATCTATATTCCCAATCTTCTTTATATTTAACCACACAAATACCATTCATATTCTGTTCCCAACACGAAGGTATCTTTATAGTTCCCTTTCTATAACTATCAGGATTAAATCGAATAAATATAATGGGTCTATGTCCTACATCTTGCGATAGTTCCATAATACGTTTATTTTCGCAACTACAATCGTAATCTTGATGAGCGTTCTCGTCTATTTCTATGATTAACACTTGATATCCTAAATCCAATAATATATCAGGACGTCGCATAGAACATCCGTCATTAACCTTCTTATCAGTTATCCAAGTATGTTCTGGAAATCGTTCGCACACAAAATCTACAACTGCCCTCTCTTTTGTCTTGTAGTTTCTTGTGACTGGCTTGTCAGGAAAGGTGTATATATAGCATCTTAAACAGTATCCGTCGTATTTGTTTGTAACACGGGTAGGACATAAATGAGTTTTACATATCTTTTTATTTTTCACATCAATCATAGTATCCAATTTATGTGCTAAACAATATAAACCTTTTTGTTTGCCTTCATAATTATAATTGGGAAGCGTCATACAATCCTTATTTTTGCATGTCATTGAACGAATGTTAATCATACCATTCTCTTTGTGTTTCGAGCAATATAAAGCGGTTATTTCTCCTTTATAATTATATGCTGGTTGTTTTTTACACAAGTCGCTTTTACAAACCCTGTTTAATATATCATACATATCCTTCAATTTATGAACTAAACAATAAATAGCGTGTTTTTGTCCTTCGTAATTAAAAGTGGGGCGTTTTATACAATCCTTATAAACGCATACTTTATTCTTGATGTCTATCATACCATCCGCCTTATGGATTTGACAATATAACCCTTTCTTATTTCCTTTCATATTAAATACTGCTTGTGTTTTACAATCTTCATATACGCAAGATGAATGCTTAATATCCACCATTCCATCTTCTTTATGTTCCCCGCAATATAACGCTTTTTTTTCATTTTTGGTATTAAATGATGGAACTTTTTTACAATTTTCATAGATGCATGACTTGACAAAAATATTCACCATACCATCTTTTTTATGTGTTCCACAATAAAGAGTTTTCTTCTCATTATCATAGTTGAATGAAGGGCATTTACGACACCCTTCATATACGCATTTCCTATCTTTCACGTTCTCCATTCCATCTTCTTTATGAATCGAGCAATATTTTGCCTTTAATCCTTCAAAATTAAAACCAGCCCAGTTATTACATCCATCATATACGCACATCTCTATTACCTTTACCTATCACTCATCTAATACATAAATCAGTTTTTGATTTTACTTTAAGTATGAAATTACTTATAATATAAACAAATAATTGATAGATAAATAAAATTGATATGGAAACAAATATGGAAATAACTTTCACTCAGAGATTTACAGAAGGATTAAAGCAGTATGATTTAACAATGAAAGATATGAATGACTTTGTATATAGCGGAGGGGATAATGGGTCTCATTTAAATTACTATAAATTATTATATAATACCGATAAATTACACCCTCACAAAGATTACTGTATATGCGGACATAAGATAGAAAGGAATTGTTATATAGCAAATGGAAACCAAATATTAACATTAGGGATTTGTTGTATAAAGAGATTTATATCGAAAGAAAAACAAGGGAGAACTTGCGAATGTTGTGGTTATTCTCATAAAAATAGGAAGAATAATTTATGTAATAAATGTGTAGAGAAGATAGAAATAAATCAATAAAACGTAAAAATAATAAATTAATAAATATATGTATGGAGTGTGGTATTGATATTGATAATTTTAAATATCCATATTGTCCGTATTGTATAGACGATATAAGAATAACAAACACTAATATATCAACAATTTAATCTCTTAAACAATATTTGATAACTCTTAATATTAGAAGAGATGAGGATATTTCGAAGTAAAGTCTTCCCATAAAACTCTTATATCTTCGATTTCCATTACTTGCTTCTTATTTTTATAATTTCGTTTCTGACAACCAATCCAGTTTCCTAACGAACTTATTTCCTTGCCTTTACTATTCGTAGATGGTCTCTTTTTATATTGTTCGATATATTCACAAACCTTCTGCAAAGTATCCATCCATACTTCTTCATTAGACCTAAATAATATAGAATATTTATCTATAAAACACTCCCATTCTTTTACAATATCATTATTATTTTTCATTATATGTTCTTTATTTTTATAATTTTGCTTCTGTGAAGAAACCCAACTTGCTAATGAACTTATATTTTTGTCTTTGTTCGCTTGTGATGGTAGTTTATTAAATTGTTGTATATAGTCTTCTACCTTGTTTTTATTTTCAATCCATATCTCATCTGCTGTAATAAATAATTCGGTATTATTATCTGTAAATTCTTTCCATAATTTTCTTATATCTTCATTCTTCATTATTTGATTTCTATTGTCATAGTTTCTTCTTTGATGTCTCACCCATTGAACTAATGTATCCAATTCTTTATCTCGTGATGGAGGTATTTTATTATACTTTTTAATATATTCGTTTAATTCATCAAAGCGTATCATCCATATCTCTTCATTAGACATAAAATATTTTTCATATTGTTTAACAAAATCTCCCCATATAGTTCTTATGGTTTCATCTATCATAATATGATTCCTATTTTTGTAATTTTGTTTTTGTGCATATACCCAAGTCGCTAAGACTGCTATATCTTGTATTTTATCAGTTAATGTTGGTAATTTGTTATGAAGTCGTATATATTCTTCTACCTTGTTTTTATTTTCAATCCACGATTCTTCATTATTTCGAAATAATACATTCATATCTTTCATACTTGTAAATTCTTCCCATAGAGTTCTTATTTCATCATTTTTCATGATATTTTGTTTCTTATCAAAATTTATTTTTTGATTTCTTACCCATAATCCTAAACTTTTAATAGTTTCATCTTCATTGCAACTTGTTGGTAATATGTTATGTATATTGATATATTCTTTCAACTTATTAAGTTTATCCTTCCAAATATCTTCGTTTGACTTAAATACCTCTTGATATTTATTAACAATTTCCTCCCATAATTTTCTTATCTCATCATTATTCATTATTTGATTTCTATCTACATAGTTTCTTTTTTGATTAGTAGTCCATCTTGCTAACAAACTTATATTTTCATCTTTATTAGTATGTGATGGTAAATTTTTATGAGTTTGAATGTATTCTTCAAGTTCTTTTAAATAGTCTAACCATTTTTCTTGATTCGTTCGAAATAACTTATAATGTCTTTTAACAAATTCTTCCCATATACCCCTTATATTTTCATCTTCCTTCATAATATGACTTGTGTTCTTAAAATTATTTTTTTGAGTACATTTCCACCTTGCGATTTTAAGGGTATTAGGGTCTTTTGAATAATCTGATGGTAGTTCTTTATGTATATTTATATATTCTTCTAATAATTTTAAATTATTTATCCATAGTTCTCTATTAGACATAAATAAATGGTTGTATTGTTTAACAAAATCATCCCATAACTTCCTTATATTTTTATTCTTCATAATTTCTTTTTGTTTTATATAATTTGCTTTTTGTGTTGAAATCCAACCACCTAATTGCCTTATATTTTTATTTTCATTATGTGATGTAGGCAACTTCCCATTTTCCTTTATATACTCTTCAACCATCGCAAGTTTTTCTTCCCAAGTTATCACCCTAAACTCCTTCACGCCTATAATACAATTGCTTAATAATACCCTATCATTCTCTATTATTTCGAGTTCCTTCTGTCCCTTGTTATTATAGAAATCAACTGTGCTAATTTTAACCTTGTCTTTAAACATTATATCGTATTCTTTGATAGATGATAATGTTTCTAATATATCGTCGTATTCTTCACACCAAATATATACATTCGCAACCTTGTAAGGATTATTCTTATCTATTCTCGTTGCTCTGCTTATTCTTTGTATCGTCGTTATTTTATTTTTAGGCGGATAACTAATATATACGCTATCACACGCAGGTATATCAATACATTCATTCAATATCCTGATATTGAATAGAAGTTGTATCTTATCATCGCCATTACTAAAAGATTTTAATACTCGTTTCCTTTTCTTTTCACTGTCTTCGCAACTGATGCTATTCATCTCAATATCCATAATGTAAAACTCATTTAACGTTTTCATACATTCCATCATCGCTTTCATATCCTCAGTATCATTTCTACAATAGACTATACATTTCCTCGAACCATTATTGGCAATACACGAATACAAGAACTTGCATCTATTCTTTATTTCATTATCAATCTCGTATATAGACAATTCTTTATCGAGTTCTTCGTTATTCTCGTGGATGGAAGGCAACCATATTCGGTAATCTGTTATATATTCGTTTGCGATTGCGTCGGTGAATGTCATTTGATACACAACGTCTCCAAACAAATGCTCGGTATCAACTGTCTCATCATCATCCTCTGTATCATCCTCAGTATCATCACTATAAATATCATCATCATCAGCATCATCATACTCAATGTCATATATTCTCGGCGTTGCCGACATATATAGTATTCTATGCTTTGATATTAGCAATTTATATATATTATTGTCTTCACTTGATATATTTGCTTTTGATAGGTTATGGAACTCGTCGATTATAAATAAGACATCATTAAATAACTCTAAACATTCTGATATTAAGTCCATCGATTTATAGGTGCAAGATATAACAAACCTATTTTTGCTTTGAATAAACCCTTTAATACTATCTATATCTCTATCGCCATCACTATCTACTAACCTCGTGTTTTTCTTATCATACCCGTATTCTATAAACTTATTTAGATTTTGACTTGCGAATTCTCTTAGTGGCGATAGAATGATTACCTGTTTATAATCCTTTGAAATTAAATAACTTGTATAGGTTTTTCCGCATCCGCAAGGTAGCGACAAGATACCTCGTTTCCTTGTCTCATAATGCTCTTTAAATGTATTTACTGCTTCTGCTTGATATGAATATGCTACTATTTCTGGTATTTCTGGTATTTCTGGAACAATATCTATCTCTTCAATCGCTTCATTATTACTATTTTCATAAGGCAACTTAACAAAATATATTTTATTGTCATTCGAAACTTCTGCTAATTCATCTATATTGCTACGGCTACCGCTACAATCAATATGGGATACATAAGGGCTTATCCCAGATGTATATAGGATGTTCCGTGATAAACAGTTTGTATAGTATATAAATGTATTAACGTTGCGTATGAACGCTGACCGCATCATAATACCTGCTATATCATCTACACACAAACCATTCTGATAACCGTTTTTACATTGCACAATAGAACAATTGTCGGGTTCAATCTGTATAATATCAATTCCAATATCTTTATGACTATGGACGTGTCCTTCCTTCGCATCTTTTCTTAGTAATCGCATAGTATTATGAGAATGGATAAGTTTGTTGTCTATTAAAATAGTTTCAGGGCATTCATTCCATAAATAAGCATTTTTACACAGTGTTTGTATAATAAACTTTTTCACCTGCTTTTCATATAACAAACCCTTTTCTTGATTGCTCATAGTGTTCTATTACTATCACTCATCTAATACATAAATCAGTTTTTTGATTTCTTATAAAAATAAAGTAAATAAAGGTATTTACAAACTTATATATACTGTATCCTCCCTATCCTCTCTATCCTCTCTTTCACCACATAACTATCATAATAGAATTTGCTAAATAACCAAACAATGCCCACGCCATACGTCGCAAAAAACGTGATAATCCCATAATTAAAGCACGTCTCGATAGGCGGATAGTAAAGATAGATGTTCGAATACAAGATGAAGAACTGACACAGTTGTATCGTCGTGATATATCTTTTTATGTATCTTACCTGTTTTATTTTCAATAGACATCCAAGATAATAAGAATACATCACTGTATGAACTCCGCTATTTAAGAGAGTTGCCATCCATATCATATCGACACGGTATCGATACATTAAATGCCACGATATCACCGCACCGACGTGATGGTATTTTTGAAGAAATTTTGGCGTTTTGCCATTGAGATACAATAAAAACGTATCGCCAAACTCGTAATATTTAGAGAGATAAAACCAATAGATAAACGTATCGAATTGCGGATTTTGAAAATAATAATTAGATTTGAAGACGATACCGTCGTTATACAAGATACGAGATAGCGACGCGAACGTCCAAGCACTGTATATCACAAGAAACGCATTATGGGCGACAGAGAGCCTGTATAAGGCTACGGGATTTATGCGTAGATTTTTAGGATATGCTAAATAGCCGATAATCGCTATGAGAGGAGTAAGATGGGTTATATGTGATACCATTTGTTATACGAAATACGTAAATATTATTTAAGTAAAAAATGATTTATGATATATAACACACATTGATAGTATAAATACTCAATAATGAAAGAAACCGATAGCATTCGCAAAGAAGGGCTTGACAAGTTCTATACATTACCAGCGTGTTCGAAGAGATGTATCGAGAAGGTATCGACAATGTATGATATCGCCAGATGGGATTTAATTGTCGAACCGAGTGCTGGGAACGGCAGTTTCCTAAATCAAATACCGAGCAATAAAAAGATTGGCATTGATATCTCACCAGAACACCCCGATATAATCAAACAAGACTTCTTTGATTATCATCCACCCCCAGAACATAAGAATATATTAGTGATTGGCAACCCGCCGTTTGGCAGAATTAGTTCGTTGGCGATTAAGTTTTTCAATCATTCGGCGAAATGGGCGAATGTGATTGCCTTTATAATTCCAAGAACGTTTCGAAAAACGAGTATTCAAAATCGGCTTGATAATCGGTTTCATTTAGTGTATGACGAAGAATTACCGAATCGCCCTTGTTGTTTTTCCCCAGCAATGGCTGTAAAATGTTGCTTTCAAATATGGGAGAAAAAGGATATACAAAGAGACTTCGTCGATTTACCGAAAACACATAATGATTGGGAGTTTATAAAATTAGGCGAAAGAGATGCGTCGGGGCAACCGACACCTCCTGCGAATGCCGACTTCGCACTGAGGGCGTATGGAAGCACGATAGGCGAAATAAAAACAGAAGGGCTACCTGACCTAAGACCCAAGAGTTGGCATTGGATTAAATCGAATATAGACAAGGATACACTTATCGACCGACTTGGCAAATTAGACTATTCCAAGAGTGAAAACACTGCGAGGCAAAACTCGATGGGACGTGCTGAATTAGTAAATCTATATTCTGAATATATTTAGATATTTAGATGTTCCACTCTGAAATGTAATAGTTCATTCCAGCATTTATCGCCATACTTTGGGCGTATCGCATACTCCTTGTCGTTTTCTGGATTATCTAACTCTGTCTCAGTAATCTCCCCCAATTTATGTTTAGTTCCGTGTGCATATCCGCCAAATGCTACTATTATCTTTTTTATATCTTCTTTATTCATTTTGAATATAAATAGTTCCCCTTCGGTATCTATATTATCGACGCTAATGTAATACGCAGTAAATATATATACACAGTCGTGATTCATCCGTAGTTGAACGTAGTTGAACTGATTATTATCTTTGCCTCCGTTAGATATTTTTAATTCATAGTTTATATCGTTATGCTGTAAATCACCTTGACATAGCGAAGGTTTTATTTTGCTCATACCATATTTCATCATTATATAATATTCGATTAACGGACCCGAAACTTGTCCTGACAATTGCTTAATCTTACAATATATATGAACTCGTTTCAAATTGGCTTCCTTCATTATCTCTTTTTTGTGATTACATTGTGATAATTCTAAAATATATTTCAGTTTTCTTGTAATATCTTCCATAGTAATATTAGTATCTCCTTTATAATTTAAGTCAATTTCTTTGAAGATTAGAACATATTTATTAGATAATATTTGTTCTGATTTTACATAATAGAATAGAAAATTGATGGAATACCTTACTATAAATAGTAAGGATAAACACAAAACCGTTTCGCAAACTCTCGCAAAACTCTTCGTTTCAACCTCGTTTCAACCTCGTTCAACGAAACTCTCCGCTACACGACCAAAAGATGACCGCAACAATCTGCCACCGCAAGGGCAATGGGTATCACCACCATCTTCCCAATATGGAGTTTTCGGCATTCTTCGAAAAGACCACAAACCTTCGAGGAGACGTGCTTCTATATCTCAAATACTTCCTTTTCATAAAGTATAAGGAGAACATCTACATCGAAATCAAAAACGTCGGCTATATCCTTATGCCCTTTCAAGAAATGTTGAAAAACAAACTCTTAAATATGTATTACGACCTCTCGCTTCTGCTCGTGAAGGACAAAAATCGGTTTGTCGAAAATGTAAGCGACGAAGGAAATCGCATTTGGGATGCCGAAATCACAGACATATACAAGGGGCGTAGGAACTGCTTTGTCGATACTGCGTATATCTTGAATGGCGAAGTCAAAACCGACAAGCAGTATTGCTACTATGATATTAACGCTTACGAATTGATAGATATGAAAGTCGATACCGCATCGGAGATTGAGTTTTTCAACTATAATTTCAAGGTTCGTATCGGATATGAAATAAGCAATTTTGAAAAACGTAGGAATAACTATATGAATATTGTAGTTGGCTATGTATCAACATTGATGGAAAAAGAACTCGACGAAATCTCGGCAATAGAAGAGGACAAACGAAACCTCATTAAACTTGTGAAGTTTTATGACAGCAAGAAATATATGAACTGTGATTTATTCGAAGTCATCTATAACAATCTCATAAGCACACCCGATACGTTTGCCCCATACTTGGCGAACTTGGAGGCGAACTTGGAGGATAGCGAGAGTAGCATCAGGAATGTAATTCGTCAATTATAATATCCCCCTTCCTTATTTGATTCGCATCATAGCGATTCGCCGCAAAACAGGATGTTTGCGAACCGTAGTGTCCTTTGCGTCCACATAGAAAACATACATTGCTATTGCCGTTGCCGTTGTCGTTGCTATTGCTATTGCTATTGCCGTTGCTATTGCTATTTATCTTTTTGTTTTTGATGCGTTTCATATATTTCGCATAACTTTCTTGAACTTCTTGCTTCGCTTGGTGTTTGCTTTCCATTTGTTATAGTTTATATGGAATAATAATCAATTTTAGGATAAATATGTCCTAATATCTTCTATCGATTATAAAAACTGATTTGATGCCTTGATTTTATATAGCAGAGACAAACCAAACAACCAACCAACAAAGCCAACCAACCTTCGCAGACAGCAAAGCAACCTTCGCAAACAGCAAAGCAACCAGACAACCGCAGACAGCAACAAAGACAACCGCAAACCAAGATGCTTCAATACATCTATCACCACGTGAAGGATATGGAGTTTTCTGGGTTTTTCCAAGCCAACAAAAACAACGTCGAGAGCAAATACTTCTTGTTTATCAAGTTTCGCGAACTCGTATATATCGATGCGAAGGACATCGGGGCAATCATAATCCCCTTTGAGAGACTCTTGAAACACAAGTATTTAAGGATGTATTACGAACTATCCACGAACCTCATCAAGAACACGCACCAAGTTATCGAAGAAAAGAAAGGCGGGTTCTATGCGGAGGAAATAAATTGGTTCATAGACACTGTATATTTTGTGAAACACGATGCGAAGATGACGATTGAGTCTGGCAAATACGGTTGCTACTATAACATTAACCCAAATGATTTGAGGGACGCGTCTGTTTCGTGCGACGAGGACATTGCGACGTTTTTCAGCAAATTAAAGAGACGCAACCGATATGTGCGAGGCAAACATTTCGTGGATTATATGAACCTGATGCTCGAATACAATATCGGATTGATAGAAAGGGAGGTGGAAGGGTTATATCCCGACAAGGAAGACATTAAAAATATAATGATTCTTCTTGAAATGAATCATAAAAAAGAGATGAATACCGATATATTCAAGATGTTATACGAACTCGTCGTAAGCAAAGAGGGACAGCAGAGATATGTCCCTATCGCCTAAGACGACACAGTGCCTAAGACGACACAGTTAGCAATCTATGTATATGTTTTATATTTTATATTTTATATTTTTTTTGCCAACAATAATTGTTTTATCTTGTCGCTTCTCTTCTTCTTTTTTTTGCGTTTGAATATATATTTTGCGAATATCAATAATTATTTTATGTAATTCTTTTTCAAATTGCTTTCCGTTCTCTATATTTTCACCATAAGACATATCGTTGGAAGTAGCCGTTGTTGCATCTTTGCGTACATAGACTAATATACGCTTTCCTTCACTAAAATTAAAGCAAAGGCGTTTCAATTCGATACCTAAAAAATCTGGGATACAATCCTTCCTATTTACACCCTTGAAGATTTAAAATGAGACAAAACTTTATAAAAAATATAAAATATTATTTCATATACTTCAAGGTTCGCTTATTTCAAAGCGTGTAAATTTCGGTTATGGTACATCGTGTAATGTACCTGATTTTTTGCTTCTACTTAAATACATAGGTCTTTCTATATTATTTATATGATTGTATGATATCTTATAAATATTTTTAGCACCATTTGTATCTCTATTCCATAATCCACAACCGCTTTTACAGCGTAATAGACCATGTACAAGAGCATAATTTGTTTTCCAAGGTTTAGGGTTTTCTCTTAACATAAACTTCTCACAATCTCCACCATTACAATTACAACATTTACAACTTGTTCTAAATTCATCTACTAAATATGTTTCATATCCTGATTTTTTAAATAATGTTCGCATACCCTTACCTTTTATAGGTTCTTTATATTTCATATGTTTTCGTTGTTCAAAATCACCAAAACATACAACAACATCATTTTTATCACCAAAAACCTTTTGAAATTTATTCATTAACTTTTGTTCGTTTTTTAGTCTATTCATATAACCATTTAATTTTAATTTTCTAAATATATACTTATTATAAAATGTAAATAACTTATGATTGATTTCATTCTTCTTTTTAATGTATTCTTTATATTTTTCTATGTCTAACGATTTCTTATTAAATTGCGATAATTCGGTTTCATATTCTATTATTGTTTTACCATCTATTTTCTCTTTCTTAAACTCTAAAATAAGTTTTGAATACTTCTTACTCTTTGTTTCTTTTCTTCTACTATCCTGTGTATATCTAAAAGTTGTAGCATCCTTATTATATCCATCGACGCAATATAAAATATCACATTTACCAGGGTCTATTGCTACAATCTTCTTATTTTGCAATTTTGTATAATCATCTAATTCATCGATATATTTTTCATTATTTTTATTTTTGCTACTTGGTATTCGTTTGCCTATCAAATCATTACGAATAAGAACTATACTACAACTTACACCATCAGTTTCTATCATATGATGGAATGTATATTCATTTTTCTTAAAACTTCTTCTTTCAGTTCTAAAAAAGAATTCCCATATTTTATCCTCATTCTTTTTCAAATTGCCTTTTGTTAAATAATATGTCTTATTACCTTGTTCTTTTCTCATCATAAGATGCACTAATGTTGTAGTATCAATTCTAATGTGTTTAGGAACAATTTCACTTCTTAAAGGAAAAACATTATTTATACTTAACCCATCTTGTTCTATGTATTTCATCATATAAATCATACAGGGTAAATAATCTTGCGGTTTGCATTGTATATCATAATGTATATTATTCTTATTAAAATGTTCCTTATTCGGTATAATAGATTTCTTAATATTGTTAATCCATTTATGATATGATTTGTCTGATTTATATTCATTCGTTTCAACATTAAGAATATCATTCTTAATTCGTCTCAATTGATTACATAATTTATTTATTTTATTATCAATATCCCCTTTTGAAGAATTAAGTTTTCTAATTTTTTCTATCATATACTTCTTTTTCCATACAACATTAACAAACCGCTCTACATATTCTACATAATGAAGTTTAATATTGTTATCATACATAGTTATAATATCGATTGTTAAATAATTTAAAATAGTATTCATGTGTTTATAATTAAGTTCATCATTTAGCATCAGAGGTTTATAATGTTTTTCAAGAAAACTCTTTAATGTTTCTTTTAATTCCTTTATCTCTTGTTTAGGAGGTCTCCCATTAGTACTTTCATTACATAAAATTTTCATACAACTATTAACAAACTCATCATCAATAGTAGGTAATGTTCGATGAGTTTCGTAATAATCTAAAAGATATAATTTCATAAACATAAGAGTATGAATAACAATTTTATTACACATTAAAACAGCATCTGTAATTTTAGGAAGATTAATATCATAATGTTTCAAAACATTCTTAATAGGTATTTTAATACACTTAAAATAGTCATCAGGGGGTTTTTCTTTAATATTACTCATCTATCAGCATATATGTTTTTATTTGTCGTATCTCCGTGTATTCTACTTTAATATATTAAATTATTCTTAAATGGTTTTTAATAAAAATTGATGATGTTATTTTATTGATATTATTATAATTATGACTGAATATATTTACTTAGTTCAACCAAGAGAATTTATAAAAACAAAAGAAAATATTTACAAAATAGGAAAAACAAAACAAGAGAATCTTAAAAGAATATGCAATTATGATAATGGAACTATACTTATATGTCAATTTAAATGTGATGGTTGCGATAAATTAGAGAGGGAACTTATAAAACTTTTTAAAGAAAAATATGAATTACAAAAAGATATAGGTAATGAATTCTTCAAAGGTAATTGTGATGATATGAGAGATGATATATTTAATTATATAAGGAATGGAAGAACTGAAAATATCATAGAAGTTGAGGAAGACAATAATAAAGAAGAAGATGATGATGAAGAAGGAGGAAGTAAAGAAGAAGATGATTATAGATTAGATGAAATTAAAGTGATATTTCCTTGTTATAAAGATGATGAATGTTTTGGTGGAAAAAAGAAACTTGTTAAAATTTGTATAGAAGAAGAAGAAAATGAAAATATTAATTCTCGTATAGGAGGAGGAATTATAAAAGGGACTTATTTATCAGTTCATTATATTAAATATAAAATTCCTTATATGGAATATATAAATATAAGTACAGAAGGAGAAAGCAACTACTGGAATAAACTTTTAAATAAAAAAATAATAGTAAAAAATGAAATATATGATATGAATAATAAACAATTTATTAATAAACAAATCAAATATAAAAAAAAAATAACAATAGATGTTGAAACTATTAGTGATATTATAAAAAATTTTAAAATTTATAAAGATACTTGCTGTAATATTGAATACATAGTAAATAATATTATATTAAATAATTGTATTTTAAATGATGAAATATATTGTAATTATTTTGATTTTAGTTATGAAAATATTGATTGTATTGATACTACTATCTATATTGATTTTCATACTTGTCATATAGTTGATGATAAACTCCAATCTGTTAAAGGAGAACAAGTAATTAATATTATGAAACTTGCTAATATAACATTTGATTATGCTTTCTTACGAAAATATACACCATATATGATTGATGTTAATGAAAATGGATATTATATATATAATAGAGATTATCAAATAATAGATATAAATGATGTAAAATATTCTATTGAAAATTGGAAAGGTAATCGTATTTATTTGTATAATGACGGAACTAATCCTATTAGAAGTTGTCATACAGAGAAAAAATTTAAAAAGTTGTTTAAAGATATGATGATAAATTTTAATAATATAACTTCAAATAAAACATGTATGAATATGAATGAAAGAACGCAAATGATATTAAATTTAATATAAATAATATCCTACCTCTTAATAAAAACATACCTCTTTGTTCGTA